AACAAGTGAGCAATGGTGGGAATTATTAGAAGCGTACGAATAATTTAATTGTTTACAACAGCCTTGTAAAAAACATAACACACAGTAACAATGGTTTCAATATCAATAAATTACACTCTTATTTACCAACTTAAATTTGCTGTAAATTACCAATGGACTAAATGCGGTAAATGCTTTAATACAAAAACAGGAAAGCAAATAAAACAGGTTTATAATAACGGCTGCATAGGATATAACATAAAAGGAAAATTCAAATCATTGAAGTATCTTCGAACTCAATTAGAACGAATAAGCAGCGTATCAGTACCGTTTTAAACAGATAATTAAATAAAAAATACTAATTTAGAGTTATGGAACTAACCCGAAGAGAACTAATAGAAGACTTTAAGCCGTATGAGGCTAAGATGGAATACCCGTACATAGCAAGCACTGAAAAGCAAATAAACCGAACAATATACAGACTGGAAGAAAAGCTAAAAGGGTTTCATTGGCATGCTGAATACGAAGCGGAACTATTTGAGGCTAAACTAGAATTGATTAACAGGAACTAATGACAAAGCAAGAGAGGAAAACACAGCTAACTAAAAGGTTTTTAAGATCAGTAAAGGCAGGTAGTGTAGTAGAGCCTTCCGCGTCATGGACGTATGCACTTCATTATGCTCTCAATGAAAACAAGGAAAGTGTTGAAAAGATAGCTAAAGACCTAAGTATTAAACCATGAGTAAAGACAAGAACAAAGATATGTCGTTTAGTTTAAAAACGGACTGGAATAATAACTCAGAAGGTGTTGAATTAGATATTTATCACGACACAGTATGCGAATGTACTGTTAATCAAGCGTGCAAAGAGTGCCATAACCATAAAGGCATAGACGAGTCGGTTTGGAGTGAAATAGAAAAACATTTTTAACTTAGCAGAATGACACAAGAAGAAACAGTAATATTCATAATAGCAATGTTAATAGCTGCGATACCTATATCCATGCTCATAAATAAGATCAGGAAACACTAAAGAGAATGAGTAAGAAAAAGATACCAAAGAGAATGAAGCTACTTAAATATCATTGGTTTGAGGTTTTAGTGCATAACATGCTTAAATTGATAGGTATTAAGAATACTATATTTAACTGCAACGAGGATTTCGAGGCTTACAAACAATGGAATAAAGAAACTAAACCGTAAAAGACTATGGGTAAAGAAGACAAAGAAAAACCACTTAAACCTGAATGGAAAGTGTTTGCACATGAGTACGTTATAGATTGGAACGGAACAAGGGCTTATATGGTTGCTTACCCAAATGTTAAAGAAAATACGGCAGGAGTTAACGCTTGTAAACTACTAGGAAATACTAGGATTGCAAGCTATATTGAAGAGATACAAAAAGACCTTGCAAAATTAGCGGGTGTTAGTGCGTTGTCTAACATTAAACATTTGACTGATATACTAGAGGCAGAAGGAGAACAAAAAGAAGCTACGAAAGACCGCATAGCAGCCTTAAAGGTGGTTAATGACATGTTAGGATTTAATTCGCCAGTCAAAACAGAAACTAAGCACGAAGGCGGTGTAACAGTTAATTTAGGAAAAGGAACAAAGCCTAAATGAAGCTGCTAGACAAACAAGAGAATGCTGTTTACTATCTAAAAGACAAAGAAACAAAAGAGTTACTATACGGAGGCGCAGCAGGAGGAGGTAAAAGTGCACTTGGATGCTTGTGGCTTATTGAGCGCTGTCAGCAATACGAGGGCACTAGATGGCTTATGGGCAGAGCTAAACTAAAAACACTTAAAGAGACGACGTTAAACACATTCTTTGAGTTGTCTTCTAAGCTAGGAATATCAGACCAATGGGAATACAAAGAGCAAAAAGGCGTGATAGCTTGGGATAACGGTAGTGAGATAATATTAAAAGATTTGTTCTTATATCCAAGCGACCCTAAATTTGATAATCTAGGTTCTTTGGAGATTACAGGTGCGTTTATAGATGAGTGTAATCAAGTAGTCTACAGGGCATGGCAAATAGTCAAGTCTAGGATACGGTACAAGTTAAAGGAGTTTGATTTAGAGCCTAAACTATTAGGTAGTTGCAATCCTGCTAAAAACTGGGTTTATAAAATGTTCTACACGCCTAATAAGAATGGGGATATGCCAGTGTTTAGGAAATTTATAATGGCACTACCTAAAGATAACCCTCATTTGCCTGATAGTTATATCCAATCATTGCTAGAACTAGACGAGGACGACAAAAGGCGACTACATGATGGGGACTGGGAATATGACGGGGATAAGGCTACGATAATAAGTTATGACGCTATAATGGATTATTGGAACGGAGAGCACGTGCAGCCTGAAAACGACATGTACTTAACTATTGACGTAGCTAGGAAAGGCAAGGATAAAACCGTATTTAGAATATGGAAAGGGTGGTGCTGTATAAGTAGGGTATCTATGAGGATATCTAAAGTTAACGAGGTGGTAGACAAAGCCAAGGAGATACAGAAAAAATACGGCATAAGAAATAGCGGAACTATAGCAGATGAGGATGGCGTAGGCGGCGGAGTAGTCGATTATCTTAAATGCGAGGGGTTTATAAATAACTCTAAACCTTTAATGAAGGAAAATTACGAGAACCTTAAAAGTCAATGCTCTATATTGATGGCTAAGAAGATACAAGCTAGAGAAGTTGTGGAGAAATGCAACGATACATCCTTGATAGATTTGGTATCCGAGGAAATGGAGCAAATTAAAACCAAAGACATAGATAAGGATGTGAAGCTAGGCATTATACCAAAGGATAAAATCAAGGAAGCCATAGGGCGAAGCCCTGATGATTGGGATACAATAATGATGCGTTACTGGTTTGAACTTAGACCTAAAAAACGCCGCGCATTCATTAATTAAATTTATTCTAAATTTGTAGTACAATCTATTTATATGACATTAAACGACGATCAAGCACAGGTAATACTCAAAGCAAGTCAGAAAGTACCCGCGTTCATAAAAAAAAGCCGAGAAGAGTCAAAAGAATTATTCGCTCTCATAGAAGGAGATGAGTTTCAAGAAGAACTAATACACCGAATAGAACATATTGAAGGGCAAGGCAAAGCGGACGCAAGGAAGAAAAACTCTAGAGATATAACACCATTTTACGAAAAACTACTAAGACCAGTAGATAATGTGTATTCCGCTACAGGATTCTCTAAGCATTATGACATAGAAGACGAGAAGAAGAAAAAAGCCTTAATGTCTAAAATAAGCCGCATTAGAAGCGGCAAGAGTCTACAGGAATGGTTACGCTCTAACTGGATGCCGTTATACCACACAGACCCTAATGGAGTCGTATTTATGGAATATGAAAGCGGTGACGACCCTAAATGCTGGCCTACTTACAAAAACATAGATCACATTAGAAACTACATACCACGCGGTCAAATGGTTGAATGGATATTGTTTGAGCCCATCAAGGTGACTAAAAACAACGTAACTGTTAACCTTTGGCGACTGGTAGATGATAAGATGGACAGAATGTATAAGCAAGATGGTGACGAGTTTACGCTATTAGACACATTCGAATTTAACGGAGTAGAGAGGAAAGTTACTTTTGAGCATCCTTTTGGTCAAACGCCTGCATTAATCAACTCAGATATAGAAAAGCTAAAAGGAACTTACAGATTAAGCCCTATTAATAAAGTAGTTGATCTATCCAAGGAATACGCGAAAGATCAGAGTGTAAAAAGCATTTACAAAGCGCAAAACGGATTTGCAAAGGAATGGAGATATGAGGATAAATGCGAGGAGTGTCAAGGCGCGGGAAGAGTAGAGGATAAGTCATGCAAAGAGTGTGACGGTCACGGATATTACAGGGGTGCAGACGTAACCGACGTAAGAATACTTGCAACGCCTGACAAAGAAGATGTGAGCCTAGACCCGTTTATGGGATACATAACACCTCCTTTAGATATTTGGGGTCAATACAATGAAGAATTACAGTTGCAGGAAGATATGGCCCACGAAACACATTGGGGTACTGTCTTAGGTATCAAAACAAGCGGGTTAAAGACAGCTACAGAGATAATACACAATGTGCAACCTATGATTAACAGGCTAGGCAAATACTCTGACGTAGCCGAAATGATGGAAAGTCAAATAACAGAATGGGTAGCCAATTTTCAAGACCCTTTAAAGGATAAAGAGGAGAGAGTAGCTGATATAAACTACGGGGGTAACTACATAATTAATCCACCTAACGTAATATTAAAGCAGTACGAAGATTCTAAGCTAGCAGGGGATAATAATGTGATATTAGATAGGTTACTTAACGAGTACTACACAGCCAAGCATTCAAACGATACTGAGTTCTTGCGCGTTACGCTATTAAAATCTAGTGTTGAGCCTTATACGCACTTATCATACGAGCAGGTAAATACCTTTTTCGGACGTACAGAAACTCAGAAAAAAGTAATGTTTGAGGACTGGTGGGGCACATTAGATATAAAAGATTTAAGCAAGACGTCAGAAACCTTGCGCAAGGAGTTTGACGCTTGGTTTGCTGCTCAGTCAGTAGAACAGGCCGAACCACCGACCGAACCCAACGGAGGGGGAGGCGAATAATTAAAATCAATTAACATGAGTGAACACATAATGGTATTCGCTGAGTTATACCAGCTAGGTAGAGATTCAGGCGGATTTACCAAAGAATTCAAAACCAAAGTAAGGGATAAAAGTATCGTTCCTAGAAAATGGGTAGACAAGATCAATGAGCGTTATGCAAACAGCGGCAAATGGTACGAAGTCTTTGAAGATGAGACTAAAGAGATGTTTGCGGAAGGTGCTGAAAAAGTAAAAGCGATCAAAGAAGCTGAATCTAACGCGGGTGAGATAGCTGATATATTAACAGCAGGTTTAAAGGAAGCTAAGAAGCCCAAGGCTAAAAAGGTTAAGAATGAAGATAAAGAAGCCTTATTAGACAAAGTAGAAGAGTTGACAGGCGAAAGACCTCATCACTTAACAGGAGTAGCGAAGTTAAAAGCCACAATAGAAGAATATACTAACTAAAAATTAAAATATGCCAATAGAAAATATGACTGAGATAGAGTCTAGTCTCAGATTAGCAGAGGGTACTTTGCAGGAAGCAATAGCGTCGGATGATGCAACTAAAATAGAAATTCCTCAAGGTAAATTCATAGACACGGAGACACATGTAATTAGAACTAAGGAGGATCAAGACGTATTCTTGAAAAACACTAGAGATGAGGCTAAGGTAGCAGGTATTGAACAGGCTATAAAAGAGGCGCGTAATAACCTCGGATATAGTTTTGAGGGCAAGACGTTAGAAAACCTACTAAAAGCCCATGGAGACAAAATACAAGCCGATACAGGCGCAGAACCCGACGCAAAGATACAAGAGCTTACAACCGATCTAGAGAAGCTCAGAGGCGTTAATTCTGAATGGGAGAATAAATACAACGGCCTAGTATCAGAAAGCGCAGCCAAAGACAACCAAAGACGAATAGATACTAATATCCTTAACTCTATTGAGGGCGATTTTATCCTGCCTAAAACACAGTTATCTACTCTGTTCAAATCAGAGTATCAGGTAGTAGAAGAGGACGGTAAGCAGTTAATTAAGAAGAATGGCGAGACTCAAAAGAACCCTGCCAACCTAGAGCCGTTAGCTTTAGCTGATATAATGCCTAAGTTCTTAGAATCATTTGTTAAGCCAGTAGAAGGCGGCTCAGGTGGTGGAGATTCTACAGGAAACCCCAAAGCAGGAACATTAGAAGCCTTTGAAAAGGAGATGAGCGACGCAGGTAAGTCACGAGAAGACATGAATATAGAGATGCAAAGACGAATAAGAGATAAGACTCTATCTATATAAACTAAAACAACCTAATTAAAAGCCCGTGTATTTATTTGCACGGGCTTTTTTTTGCTAAACAATCTAGAGGTAGAGAGTAATTAATCTTAGTTTTCTTGTTTTAGTGGATAAATAATACTTATATTTACACTTTAATGTGAAAAGCTAACAAGCGCTAGCTTTAAGAACGCTTGAAATAAAAAAGACCTTATAGCCATGATTTTTAGGTTATGTTATAGGGCGTTTGACGGAATGATTAAGGATCATGCGATAACTACACCTAACGTAAAGCCGATATATGAAATAATGATTTTCGGCAAAAAAAAAGAATTTGATACAAGGGTTAGGATTGTGTCTTTCGATACATTTAATGATTTATCTGAATATGCAAAAAGACTGCTTACTCACAAGAGTTTTTTTAGTGAAGCATATATTCAAACAGGCTATCATAAACCCAATAGTAAATGTGTTTTGGATTATTATGCTCTATAATGAGTGCAACTAATGGGTGTTTTGCCCGAATTAATATTGAATGAACCCAAGCAACATAATAATACTAACAAACGGCGAACTCTATGAGACATGGGGTTCGTTAACTGAATTGTGCAGGATGCATAGTTTCAGCTACAACTATTTAAAACGAAAAAAGTACCCATTCAAGTACAGAGGCTTAGACTTCGTGCGTGTTCCTTTTAGGAAGAGTATGGGATTGTAAAACAAAGAAGGATGAGATATTTACTAATAGGGTGTTTAGGTTTATTCCTGTTCTTTTTATATATGATTATAATAGACATTAAGCATCAAAACAGGATTGACGAAATTTTTGAACAATACAACAAATAAATGGCAGACATAGACGGAAACAGCAACGTAGATAAGATGATGGAGTTTAGGAGAACCATGGAGTTAAGGGTATTCGTTACTATTGTTAGAAAATCCTACCAACAAAAATGGGCAAACGAACTAGGCGAGGAAGAATGGAGGGACATTCCTTTGGTTATATCGGAATAAATAATCAATATTGCTTAGAGATTATGAGAATAATACGCATATTAATAGTAGGAGGATGTATAGGTACTGCAGCGACCTTGTTTGAAAATCTATCAACAGAGGAAATGGAATTCAGGCTAAATATTGCAGTATGGATAACGCTCGCCACAATTACCTTAGTACTAAATACATTTATGGCTAAATGACTAGAACCCCCAAACAAACCGCCTCAGTAATCGAGGACACAGTAACCGAGATAGTAGGCTACAAGAAAAAGATAACAGATAAGCTAATAACAGAAATCTGCGAGAGAAATAATATTAACGAACATCACATACGTGTTGTAGGTATGTTAAATAAAGAAGAGGAATTATGAAAAAAGAACTAACTAAGAGAGAGAAGGAAGTATTAAAGCTAATTAGCGAAGGCCTAACAGCAAAAGAAATAGGCAAGCAGCTAGGTATATCAAAGCGTACTATTGAGGCTCATACAGCTAATATGCTAGAGAAAACAGAGGCGAAGAATAAAGCGCATTTGGTGGCTATGTGGTTTCTAGGAATGACAGTGCCTAAGTGGTATGAAGTCGGAACTAATAAGGCGATTGAACACGCAATATCTGAACATTAATTATAATATATTGGTAGGATGGATAGGGAATTAATCTTTAGAATATGGAACGGAAAAACAATGGAAGAGTTCGTGCTAGACAATGACTTTGATTGTATTTGCGGATGGCTAGATAATTCATTTCTGTTGCAATTTACAGGGCATATAAGCACGAATAAAAAGCGCATTTACGAAGGGGACATCGTGCGTAAGTCTGTGTTTCCATGTGGAGAAAGTTCGCCAATTGGTCAGGTTGCATTCGCTTTAAATAAATTTAATTGCGAGTTTGTAATCAGGGGAGACAATCAGAATGACTGGTACGATTACGATGGCAATCAATTTCATTGGGACGAATTAGAAGTGATTGGCAATATTTACGAAACCCCCGAACTATTGAGATGAAAAACAAACTAATAGCCCTATCCAAAGAGAAGGGGTTTAAAAGCAAGGAGAAATGAATTATGAAGAAAAGAAACTAAAGGCATTACTGGTAAAGAGAACTTTAGAATACGTAAAGAACCATGAAGGAAGAAGCAATAAAGATCAAAGAGCTAAGTTAAGAACACTAGAGCTACTACAAAAGACCTTTGAAGGTGTCAGTATGGAGAATTTTTCGAAAGATCAAAAGGAGTATTTTAAATTGAAACGGGCAAGCGAAAGGATGCATGAACGATTTAGGGAGCATAGTCACGGGGAGGCAATGGTACGATGTCATCCTCGGCAGGATTTGTATCGCGACATGGAAACTATGAACGAAAGCAGGGTGTATCTACTAATCGAAATACTAGAAGGCAAGCACAACGAGTTTTTACAGCAAATAATAGATAGAAGTAAGGATAAATGATTACATTTGATTATTCTTTAGATAGTGGCAGAATAGAATGTAGCGTACAGCGCAGATGGATCAAACCCCTTTATTGCAAGAATCGAATCTTGCCTATCGAAAAGAATAAAAGGGTCTTATGTAGAGGTGAAACTATTAAAATTAATAAATATGAGTGCTGAAATAGAAAAGAAAGATATAGTTACTGACGAACAAGCGAAGGAGGCGGCTAATAAAGCGTACGAGTTAATGGTAGTAGATAACGTGCATTCAATGTGCGAAGAGTCGTTATCTCCTGAGTTGTTTGAAATGTGGCTTAAGGTTAAGTCATCCCTACAATTCACTAGAAATGTAGAATAATCAGCGTGTGGATACGTATAGGGTCTTGTTGTCGCGAGATCGGGTCTTGTGCGATCGAGACTATAAAACCTCAGTTTAACGACTGGGGTTTTTGTTTGAAATAAACGTTAAATAAATAATTTATATATTTGTTTTCGATTCCTTGCTAGGATTTAATTAGGTGGTATATCTAATAGGTGGCAATCAGGCGGTATGCTTGGGGATTACTTAAAATGATATTACTAACTTAAATTAAATTAAAAATGGCAGATTTTGCAACTAGTAACTTCACCGCCGCTCAAGCTAGATTGATTGGGCAGTTCGAAGCACAAGAGATGAGATTCAGAACGCCCGTAACATGGCTAGAGTTTCTTAGACAATCAGAAATAATGTTACCTTCTTACCAAGAGTTAAGAAAAAGAGAAGACAGAGTAGTAGATACGTTCTTCAAAGATCGTAAAGTTAGAGCCTTGGGTTCTGGTGGTCGTATCTACAACCATACAGGAACTAAAGGAACATCAACTAAGTTTACTCCTACATGGACTACAAGCGATGATACTTTCTCCATCTCTTTAAAACAAGCAGATAACAACATCTTTAATCACTCTGAGCAATTAGCTTCTGAGTTTAGCAATGTAGCTATTAACTTTATTGAGGGATTAGACGGTGATGCAGAAACTCACGTATTCAGTAACAGATCAACTGAAAACGCAGCTACTCAACAAGGTGCATTTGATACGGCAGATGACGTATTCGATATTGCCAGTGCTGATTTAGATAGAGCAGTTCAAATTACTCAGACAGTAATGGACACTAACAAGTTTAGCGGTCGTATTACTTTGTTTTGTGATTCAATTGCTCACGATACATTTATGAGTCAAAGATTCCAAGGTGCAGGAAACTCAACTAACCTAACGTTTAATTTTAACAACAACGTACAAATAATTCACTCTTTAGGAATGGATGCATTTGCAGCAGGTTTGGTAGTTCCTAGAACTAAAGGTTTCTGGATTGCTGTAGTTGATGGAACTATCTCGGCTTTACCGTGGATTCCTAAGCAAAACAGAGAAGGTGAATCGGTTGATGGTATTGCTAGATTTGATTCTTTGATGAATCCTATTGACGGAGTATCTTACGCAGTACACAGCTACTCTGAAAGATCAGATCAAAGCGCACTTAACGGTTCGGCTCAGGACGTTGTAACTCAGTACGAAGTATCTTTAGATACAGCACTAGACAACGCGCCAATGAATACAGCAGGTGCTACATCTACTTTACTTGCTTTTGCTATAGTATAATAGATGTTTGACAACACAAAAGTTGAAGCGGCTTTAGTTGGGATTGTTGGGCTTAATCAGCCTAACAATCCTGACTACGCTGTTTTAGACGCAGCCAACCTAGCCAGTACGTCAGGTTTATTCGTGACCGATATATCTATGGCTAAAATTGAGTTTTATAAAGACTCACAAGATTACGAAGCTATTTCTGATGCAGATTTTAACGACCTATTAAGAACAACACAGAAAAGCGCGATTACTTCGGTATGCAACCAAGTATTCAACACAGAAGATTTTAGAGACAGGAACGTATTATATAAGTACGCTACAAACAACATAAACCCCGAAATATTAGAAGATGGTTTTGTAGGGTTTGAAATACAAGTAACAAGAGAAAAAAATGTAGCTTTTGAGATAACTAGGGTAATACTAGATTTCGAAAGCAACTTTGGTAATATTACATTACAACTATACAATACAGGTGATCCAAACCCGATTCACTCAAAGACCATAGCGATAAGCGAACAGCACCAAGAAGAGGTGTTAAATTGGGTCGTTGATAATTCAGGCGACACCTACAAAGGAGATTATTATTTAGGATACGTAAAGAGCGCAAGTACTCCTATTCCATTTAAAAGGGATTACAATAACTCTAACGTATTATCTAGCATAAGCGGGTTAATTATATGCCCTGTTCAATTTAAAGGCCATACAGGAGCTACGATATTCGACCTAGACGACAAAGAAGGATTGAGCGAAAACACAGGCGTTAATCCCGATATTGTTGTTTATGATGATTACACGGATTTTATAAAGCAGAATAGAGGCTTGTTTGGTCGGGCCATACAGATAGATATGGCTATTAAAATGATGAATGTTATTAGTTCTTCTTTGCGAGTTAATAAGCATGAGAGAATTGCAGCGGCTAAGGTTCGGATTGTTCAGGATATTGACGGGGTAGATGCTGATAATGGCAAATTAAAGATACTAGGACTTAGAGCGCAATTATTAGGAGAGATAGCAACCATTAAAAAAGAGGTTGAAAAGCTTAGATTAGGTTATTTCGGAGGACGTATTAAAGTAGCTACCAAAATCTGATGGCGTTAATACTCAAAGATAAACCCGTAGGTGTCGACAAATCAATAGACACAATACAAAACGCATTATACACAGCCCTTGTAACTAATGGCACATGGACTAATTACGAGTCGTATCATAGAGCCTACAGGAATGAAACGGAAGGCGGCATAGTACCAGAGTTATTTACTGGCAATGGGAATGATTATGCAGATGCTTACATGAATGATAAGTTTACTGTTACGTCCTTCTTTTTAGTAGATAATGAAACAGGGATAAACGACGATATGTTTACCTCTGATATTAGCGTAATATTCCAAGTCAATCTAAACAAGCTATACAATAAAGCCCCTCATAGGTTTGATGAAGAGTTTAGAAATCAAATAGTAAAGATATTTAGGGGTTTAGATGGTAGTTTTTCCTTTAACTCGATCACTACAAGCATAGATAGTGTCTATGCAGGTTTAGACACCGATAAGGTTAAGTTAAACGATACGCACCCGTGCCACGTTGTAAGGTATGAATTAACATCCAACTATCAACACGCTTGCGATAACACATTTGCTACTAGTGATTGCACTATAAGTGTAAATGTTGTTGCAACACCAGAAACCTCATTAGGTGCAGCAGATGGAACAGCTACAGCAGATATAGGAGATAGTGGACAGGGTAATATAACTTACTCATGGAGCACGTCAGACGGAAGCATTAAGCCTGAGCAGGTAAACGACCCTTTTATAAATGATCTCCCCGTAGGAACTTACACTGTATTAGTAACAGATGATAACGCGGTTTCATGTACTGCAACAGGTAGTGGGCAGGTAACTATTCCACCACCTTTACCTTCTTGCGGCATAAGCATAGACAGTATTGTAGTAGTAGAACCTTCTGCACCTCATTTGTTTGACGGCACAGCTACAGCAACGGTTAGCGGCAATGTAGGGGCTGTAGCGTACATATGGAGTGACGGACAAACTGCCAATCCTGCAACAGGATTAGGAATAGGAGATATATGCTTAACGGTACTAGACTTAGATGTACTAGGATGTTCAGATACAGATCATGTAGAGATAGGTAAAAGGTTTGAGCCTATAACGTGGTGGAGAGCTAGCCAGATTGATTCTATGAATGGCGGTACTGCATCAATAGGCGACCCTGTAAATTCATGGGCTGACGTTTCAGGCAATATATACAACTTAGACTTAACAACCGACACCCCAAGCGAAGAACCTATACTTAGGGCGGGATACCTAGAAGGTGACGGGGCTAGTAACTTAAATTTATTGACCCAAATATCAAAACTACCTATCAGGAGTTTTTATGTGATATTTAGAGTTAATGACTTGGGAGGGTATAATATAATGGGTGACGCAACACCGACAGGCTCTAGTGCGGGCATATGGCTTAATCATGGTACTTTCTCATCGCAAATAACTTCGTTTTTCGGTGACGGCACAGATTCAAGAGTAACCAAGACGACAACGGCAATATCAACAGATTGGATACTTTACAGCGAGAGGTATACGTCAGGAGACGCAACGCAAAGAGTTAAGTTAGACGGTGTAGCGGAAACAGTAACAGCGTCAGGCGTGGCCGACAGCATAGAGGGTACGCCATCAAATTTTGCCGTGTTCAAAACAGGCGGCAGCACATTTAAGCCTCTAGATGGCGACATTGCAGAGATTATGGTATTTGATGAAGACGTGTCAGACTCTGTAGACTCAGATATAAACGATTATATGTTAACCGTATTAGCTAGTTTATGAGAAAGATATACTTAATAAAACCTATTGAGGAGCGAGATGAATTAGCGCGCATAAACAAAGCTATTAGTGAAGATCTTATTAAGGCGAAACTAGGAACATATAAAGGCAGCCCAGTAAATTATTCTAAAGAGATAGTTCACCCTGACGGCAGCAAGGTATACGTAGTTATTAATCTCGACAAAGTACCAGAGCAAAAGAAATACAAGTTACGACATGTAAAAGAGTCGGACTTAGAGGAATTAGATGAGTCTTGGTATCAAGAAACGTCAATTTAAAAAACATTAACTTTGAATATAATTATTAATCTTTAAATTAAATACAATGAGTGCAACAATAGAAGCTTGTTCATGCGGAGGAAGTATACAAAATTTTGGTAAGCCAGGATGCTTATCGGAACTAGGGTTTCCTAGATCGCTAGTTATCGCACAAAGAAAGAAGGCCGACGGCACAGATAACTTTTTAGACCTAACTCAAACGTTAGATAGTACCTATATTGACGAGTTTTTCTTAGCAGAAGACGACGACAATAGGTATATTATAATTCCAGGAATTAAAGCCTATACACCTGAGCAGGCAGAAGCATTAACAGACGAATCACCTTATGGAGATATTGATAACATAAGAGATGGTATATCTTCTATGATGTTTGAATTTAGAGGTGGAGACATTTATAAAGATTCGGCTAAATGGAACGCTGTAGGATGTTTAGATTTAATGGTGTATCTTATTGATGACAAGGGAAACCTTTTAGGGAAATGTGAATCAGGAGATAACTTTGGAGGTCTATTAGTGGGCAGAAACTCATTCCAAATTATCCCAATACCACACAATGGAAGTGATAACGTAAACAAATATACTGTTAAGTTTAACCTAGAGTTAGGTTCTGGATTCGATAAAGTAGATTATATTGGGTTTGATGACTTTACATCAGTTAATTTAGTTACGGCTTACGACCCATTAAGAGATGTTAATGTGAAAATAACAGGAATCACAGCTACTACTATTGATTTTAAATTGTTCTTGGATTATGGCTCTGCTAAAAACAGAAGCGTTAAAGGTGTGACAGGGCTTACAGATTCTGATTTGCAATTGTGGAATGTTGACGACGGCGCGTTAGTTGCATTTGCAACGCTTGTAGAGCCCGCTACGCCTGATGGCTCGTATTCAGGAACATTTGCTTCTCAAGATTCAACAGAAGTAGTTTATGTTGATCCTATATTGAATGTGAAAAACCCTTTGTCTTTAAATAGATTACCATCAGTAACCGCAATCATACCATAATGAGTATCAAGATAAGCAATGTACCTTTTAATCTTGACGGTTTTAAGAAGATGAAGAAGGCCGATTTTATGAAGACCTATAAATCATTAAAGGAATCAAACCCTAGATTTAAAAAGTTAGACGTAGAAGAGGCTTATAAGATTCTTAAAGAAAAGGCTGATAAAGACAAGTAATGCCACTGGAGGGCCTAGTAAGGAGGATAGACCGCGTTATTAATCTAGATCAGGATGTTATAATAAGTAACATTTTAAAGGATGCAGAATTTCAAAGATTTATAATTGATTTGAACACCGAGGGGCAGCTATTCGAAAAAGGAATAGACTCTCTCGGTGCTTCATTGCAAGGCAAGAGCGGAGTTAACTGGTTGGTAGATGGAGAATATGCGCCTTTTACTGTAGCAGAAAAACAAAGAAAAGGGCAAAGATACGACCACCCTACATTGAAAAATAAGGGCGACTTTTATAAAAGCTTCGCCTTAAAAGTTCAAAACGGTGGCTTTTTAATGACGGCCAACTTCAATGTTACTAGCGACGAAGGATTAGGAGCTAATCTGTTAGACGTAATGAAGAACGGCGAAAAGGTAGTGGGACTAACTGACGAGAATTTACAAATAGTAATAGATGCGATTAAAGACAAACTCATTCCTATCATACTTACAGCGTGGAACGCATAGGGCTTTATGGGTTTTAGGTTTTCGGCCTTACTCTTATGTATCAATAGACGAATTACCTATCTATTATTGGTGGGAGATTCACGAAACAGGCGACGTTACGTTATTAATGCCTGACAATAAATTTAAAATAACAGACAAGCTGTTTGAGCATTGTTCTATTATATGGGATGACATACAGCAACAGCATTTAGACTATATCGGTGTATCTCAGGAGTACAGTAGGTATTTAAAAACGGTTGCCGATTTAGCACTAGCTAAACTACAACACGCTATAACTAACGATAACTGGGACTTGTTCAAGTTAGATTTGATTCAAGCCGATTTAGACGAGATAAAAGGCGCACCCAAGGAAGACAATATGGATACTAAATCCATGATAGAAAAGCACTGGTTAAACGGTCAAAGGATAGACGCTAAGAAAACCACTGTAAAGGAGTATTATTCTTACATTAAGTCACTACAAAAACAATCGGTAAATGGCAACTAATCCAATTAAAAAGGACGATATAGCCGTAAAGGGCGTAGCCGATAATTTAGTTAAAGGGCTAAGGAAGTCAAAAAACCTTGTTGACGAATTAACTAAAAGTTTAGAGGAATTAGGCAAGGTGCATAAGGAAAATATAGACATCCTAAAGAAAGCACCCGACACAATAAAGAAGACTAAGGATTTAAATAAGGCAGTAAAGCAAACTGAAGTCATAGTAGAGAACCTCAATAAGACGAGGCAGGATAGTTTAGATATTGACAAAAAGATATTAGCTGCCGAAAAGAAATTAAAAGCAGCCAATTCTTCTAGGATAGACCAGTTAACCGAATTACAGGTTCAGTTACAAGAGCAAAACAGGGCTAATAAACAAACGATACAAGAGAACGCTAAAATAGTAGGTGCGTACAAAGCGCAAAGCACTAGACTTGTTAGGCTTCGTAAGGAGTATAAAGATTTAGCGGTACAGAATAAAGAGAATACCTTGCAGGCCAGAAAC